AACAGCAAGTACGATAAAGAAATTATGCGTTATGCCAAGTCTGAATATTCAAAAGACTGGGAATACGCATACCATATGTTAATGCAGGGCAAACAGCCCTATACAAGGTTTTAAAATGTTAAACGCAATTATAGAGTTTTTTGAAGTTATTGGTAGGGCTAGAGCCGCCAGTGTGCTGTCTAGGATGGGACACTATGAGCTGGCAAAAAAAGTCATGTTGCCCGAAACACCAACGTTCAATGATCATCCGTTTGAGGTTCATCCATAATGTGGCCTGTTTCTGACGAAGAATGGGAAGCATGGTTTAATCAACCAAGTAAGTAAAAAGGAGCAATTGCTACTTTTTTTATTTGCGTTCAATATCTTCTTCTTCGCACTTGTTACCGTATTGTATTTCTACTACTTTCAACGGAATTTCTCCTTCATTTGAAAGTTGATGCCATTCGCCTACGGGTATTTTAATTTCTGAATGTTTGGAGATCTCAATCGGAGGCATAGTGTACCCATTGGGCAGTTGGCTATACACCACCCCAGTGCCTGCGCTGACAACCCAGTACTCTGCTCGATTGGTATGTCGTTGCATGCTGAGTTTTTGGCTAGGGTCCACTGTCAGTTCTTTAACTTTCATACCGGAAACTTCGTGTAGTACACGATAGTATCCCCAGGGTCTGCCTGTCTTTGGAGCCTTCCAGTCTTCCAAGATCCAACTACTAGAATTGGCTTTATTAGTGCCGCCGACTCCAAATTTAAACTCTAGACGGGCTGACTCTATTTTCATCTCTGGAATATTATCTTTTGTCCGGTCGCCGCCGTTGGCAAAAATTATTTTTGCATCAGGATATTTTTCAAGAACACGCTCGATTGCACCGCAACTGCTGTTATCAGTGTCGTCGTAGGCAATGACACTGTCTACCATTTTTAAATTTGCAGTTATCAAAAAACGTTCTTCGTAGTTCATGAATGGTCTGCTTTTTTTACGAGTCAACCAGTCATCACTATTAAGTCCCACAATGAGCCTGTCGCCCAGCGCACGGGCTGCTTTAAAATATTCTAAATGACCGCTATGAATAGGGTCGAACCCACCTGTTACTAGTACAATTGTTTCCATGCAAATATTTATAAAGTGACATCTTCCATGCCAGCAGACCTGAGTCTGGTTACATGGCCCAGCATAAAGTTTTTGCTTTCGAGACCTTTTAATACTCCCAGCCACTTGTTGCGAACAAGTGCCACTTCGTTAATAATAGTTTCAAAGTCAATGACTTCATCCTCACCATCTACATACTTTTCAGCATCCCTACTAGTCAATGCTCTTGCATAGTTTTCAAGATACTTTTGAAAATGGCGTCTACGTATCTTTCGCAGTTGAATGTTGAGATAGTTTAACACAGCCTCAATCTCTTGAAGCTGGTTAAATCTATGCTCGGTTAAACCGGGTAAAGACGCAATATTTTTTTCCAAGTTGCCTTTGACTGTGCAGTCGTATTTGGCTTCTTGTAGTTCATTTTCATAATAATTAATGAACATAGGTATATTACCAAGGTCTTCTACTACTTTGTTGTACCACATGGGTTAATCTTCATAGCCGTAATCGTCTTCTTCCTCATCGGCATCTGCGTACTCATCGTAACTACGTTTGGTATATGCATCAGTTGAAGCAAATTCCTTCGCCTCATCATCTGTCAGCGCATCTACTAGGATACTCATCAGCGCGTCAGACGCTTCTTGTCTATCTTTTTGAGGGATATACTGCTTTAATGCCTGATACGATTCGCCTAGAATTTCAACATCTAAACTCATTCTGATATTTCCTCTTGTTCTTCTACTGCTGCAAAGTCTGCTTCTATTGCGGCTTTATCAGCTTTTTCATCGACAAGTTTGTCAAATTTGTGTGGGTTAGTTGTGATATCCAGCATTGCAGTATCTAAGCAACCATCATCATTGCGCTCCCAACCTTTGCGGAACTTCTTGATAACTTCGCCGTCGGCTGTGGTGTAGACTAAACTATTTCCTTCTTTTTTAAGCAATAACTTGCCTTCAAACAAATCAGTTAGACCGCTGTACGGATTCATACCTGTTTCGTACGGAATCTTAACTTGAACACTTTCAAACGGTTTGGCATAGCGGGTTTTCATGATCTTACAACCAGCACGTATACCTTTAACCTGTGCAATCTTGTTGCCGTCTTCATCTTCCTTCAGCTTCATCTTTTTCATTGCAACAACAATACTCGATGCATAGATAAAGCCCTGTCCACCTGAAATTTTGTCATCAGGGTCAAACATGTCTTGACTGGCATATGTGTGGTTAGTGCACACTAATCCCAAATTCAAGTCACCAAACATGTTTACACAGTTGCGCACCAATGCAGTCAATGCCTTGGGCTTGCGACCCATGTCGCCCTTCATGTCGCCTGCATTGAACTGGTTAACGTCGGTGGGTGTTAATAACATGCCCAGTGAGTCTAGTACAAACAATACTTTAGGACGACCTTCTTCCGGCAGTGTCTTGTATTCCTTCACAAACTCTGAAATCATTTTAGCCACATCGTCGATCATTGCCATGTTTAATTTTAGCAATTTGTCTTCACTGGTGTCTACATTAAGTGCATGTAGCCATTTTTCATCTAACGCATTTTCAGTGTCAATTAAGATGGGGAAGATATCTTGTTTTTGTGCATTTGCCACCAAATTGCCAGCACAGATAAATGATTTACCTGCGCCAGATTCTCCAGCAAACACAGTGACTTTGCCAAGCGGGATGCCTTTGTTAAAGTCGCCACTGATAAGATAGTTCAGTGCATAGTTGCTGGTACTTACCCAATCAGTAGGATCGTTAAACCCCACACTGAGTCCTTCGATGCTTTTTGTAATTGATTTTCTAAATTTGCTTACGTCGAATGGTTTTGCCATAATAAAATTCCTTTGTTTAATTGTAACTGTTTTTTTAAGTGTTGTCTATAGATTATTAATGCATGATTACCAAAAAGTTTTTTTGTCAAATATCATCGTACTCTTTCAGTTTTTTTAAATAGTCGCCGCTATAGTAATGATTGTAATTATAATTGATTGTATCTATCTCCAATAGATAGAGGTCATATAGCTCATCGTAACTCAAATTTTGAAATTTTGAAATCATTGTTACTAGTTCAACTAATCGTTCTATCGGATAACGTATACTATCAAATTTGTAATCAAAAAGTTTATTATATTTTTTAAATCCGTAATATTCTTCTACGTGACCGTGCCATCCTGGTTGGGCATACGCCAAAAATAGCCCGCGAGTAACTATACTATATAAAAACTTTTCCGTAACAAATGGTATATAACTAGTAGCAACGGTTTCACTCACAATGTGAATAAAACTTTCAGTAAGTTTATTTTCTAAACTGCGAATATTTTCTCCGTGTTTGTATCGTTCATGCCCAAAACTATAAACTGTTTGAAAGAATTCACTAGAGTTGCTAGACGTAAAAAACTTGCGATATAAACGTTCGTTGTCAGTATGACCAGATACTAGACCATCAATTTCGTCTATCGTATTTGTAAAATTTTTACTCGAATATAACGGATCAAACATGCCCATTTTAAATAAGCAAGCTGTTAGCAGTTGTCTAGATTCATGATTCGATCCATTAAAGCTACAAAGAAAGTTTTTATATTGAACCTTTGGATGACCTAGATATTCTTTAAAAAACGCAAGATTTAAATAATCCTGTGCATCTGCTGAGAATTTTAAAATCAAATTTGGATATAAAGTCTTTATAGTTTTATCAATTATGTTGTGATAAGTTACTGTTATTTTTGAATTTTGCTGTGCTGCAAGAGTGTTTAGTATGTTAAAAATATTATTATAACCGTCGCGAGTAAACCCATTTAAATGGTCAGAAATATTAATATCGGCAGGAATCGTGCTCTGATTAGTCAAACTAAGAATTTCATAGTATGGTGGTGTGAGTCGATTAAATGTCATATGTTAATTGCCTAGAAATCCATATAGAATGTAGAATACTTATTAATGGTAAATTAGGTTTGCCTAATTCAAATTTTTTAAAAATCCGATCTATTGCATGCAAAAAATTATCTTTAATTAAAATTTCAGCTAAATTAATAAAGATATTGTCTAAGTTGTTCTCTTTATCAAATTGTCTGAATTTATCAGGATCAAAATACCAAGGATTTGTGTGATCATTGACTACATATTCTTCGTACAACTGTTCTTTCATTGACTTTGGAAATTTATACGGGTTTTTATAAGTCAGCACTTGGACTATACTATTAAAATTGCAATATTCTGGATCGCTAGGAACATACCGTATTTCATCGTCAAGTTCTAAAAATTGTTTAGACCATAACGTATTGTATAACCAACTTTTTTCTTTATCACTGGTTACTGTTATTGTAACAACGCTACTGCCATTGCAAAATAAAGGAATATTAGGTTTATGAAAAACGATATTAGGTTTAAGTTTTGAACGAAGACATTCTATTAGACGTGCATCATTTTTTTCGTGTGCATTTTTTAGATATTGATCTAATAGCACATCGTTTCCTCTGACGTATCCGGCGCTGTACAAGTCAACATTATAAGGAACCATGGGTTCTAGCATAATGTGATTATTATGGTTAACTGGAAAACTTCTTTTTGTATATTCTATCAGAAGAGAATCAATTAATTGAAAATTAAATTTTTTCGGTTGAATTACTCCAGACCAGTGATCAATTTTATTGCTAGTCTGGAGTATCGAACTCAAAAATTTGCCAGCAGATCCGTGCGTGAATCGAGTAATCAAAAACACAATATCTGCTTAGTTATGTTTACTTCGAACGATTACGAATCATTGCCAAAATATCTTCAGCACGTTGACTAGAAGGTTTGGCTTCAGCCACTGCTGCCGATACAACTGGCTCATCCCTTGCCACATCAACAACAACCGCGGGTGCTACTGGTGCCGAGTTTATGTGTGGAGCAGGAGCTGCTTGTGCAACAGATGCTGATGCAGTGTCATTGCGCAAACCAGGTGGCTTGTAGTACGCACCCCAACGGTCTGGATCGTATGCTTCACCATTGACTGATGCGTCGAACATTTCTTTGATGATCTTCAAGTCTGCATCACTGGGTTGCTTGGGCAAAAAATCTGTCAAGTTATACAAGCCGTATTGCTCAATTGCTTGTGCTTCTTCAGAACTCAGCGAGCTTTCTTTACGTGCCCAAGTACTTGTGCTGTAATCAGCGTAGCCGCCTTTGCTTGTTTTTTTGACGTTAAAGTCTAATCCGCCTTGGTAGTCGGTGGGCATGTTCTCTAATTCTGGATCCATCAATGCATTTTTAACCAAGTTAAAAATTTGTGGGCTAATGATGAAACGACGGATTGGGTTTTCAGTAGTCTTGTCATCTGCCATAGGATTATCACGAACAAATCCCTGGAACAAATACGATTTCTTTTTCCAGTACTTACGACCCATATCCTCTAGTGCTGGATCTTTAAACCAAGTACGAACTTCTGCCAAGACTGGGCAGGCTGCTCCGTACATTTCGACACATGGTACTTGTACAACAGTATTCTTGCTGTCTACTTGACCTTTAATGCCTGCGAAAGGCAATTTGATCATTAGGCGTTCTGCCCAAAAGAAAGTGTTGCTTGTGTTTGCGTCGGGGAGGAATCGAACGCGAGCGGTTGTTCCTTCTGCGATGTTCCAATGAGCGTAAATGCCATTGTCTCCACCGGATGTGCTGCCGCCTGCTGAACGGTTTTCTTGATTCGCCAACTTGGCGCGGATTTCTGCTAGTGATGTTGCCATGATAAATTTCCTTTATATGTTAAGATGGTCTTTGTTGTGCCTAGATATATAAGTACACTGTGTAATTATATAACATTTGTATTTAGTCTGTCAATACAAAAGGTAATAAATTTATTAAGCACATACGTAGTATACGTGTATCAGTGTTAAATGTCAAGCTACTTGGTTTGCCAAACTTTGGGGTAATGCAGCCACAATTTGCCGAAATTCGTCATAGTGAGGAGATTCGGGCAAGTGCACCAATTGTTCGTTGACGTTGTGATATGTACCCCAATCGGTCATCAAAGTGAAATTTATCAACATACCATACTGTTTACAAAAATCAACAAACGGCAGCATTTCTCTAAAATTATATTTTTGTATTACAAAGTTAGCAGTGACAGGCAAATCAAATGAATTAATATAATTTAGATTTTTGAGTAAATTTTCCCATTTTCCTGGACGCCTTAGGTGTTCATATGTGTCTTTTGTTGCCGCATCAATGCTGACGGAAAACTGTTTTACTTTTTTAAAAAACACATCGTCTAATAAATCCTTGTGGTCTATTACGGAACTAGCATTCGTGTTAATCACAAATTTTACATTGTCCAAGTTTTTTAACTCTTTGATTATATAAAGATACACTTTGCTGACAAAAGTTTCACCGTTAGAACCTATAATCACAGTTATACTTTTATCAGTTTCGTTTTTTATAATATCAATAATCGAGTCAGCCCATTGTTTTTTTTCGTCTAAATATTCCAAAGATTGATCAAAAATTATTCTTTCTCTGCAACTAGGACATGAATAATTGCAACTAATATCGATTCCTATATAGATTTCCAAAGTAGACAAATCCATAAGTTTAGATGATTTATCGATTCGACATGTAGTAGTAGCACAATACGTGAACTTCTGATCATTGACAGATTTAATTATCAGCTTAGACGTATCGGCATTGTGTATATCTGCCAGACTAAAAAACTCAGTGATATGACCAGCCGAGTACGGTAACCAGCCATCGCACCTGCACAAAAATACCCTACCTTTGTGATCAATGTTTAACGTAGTTAATGGAAT